CGATTTCAAAATTTATTCAAATAGATTATACAATGAAATGAATACTTTCATTTATGTAAACGGTAGACCAGACCACCAAAAAAATCATCATGATGACTGTATTATGGGTATTTCTATGGCGATTTATGTTGCTGAAAAATCTTTTCAATCTTTAACTAAAGTCACAAATCATACAAAGGCTATGTTGAATTCTTGGACGAGTAATGTTCATGAAAACAAAAATACTTCAGATTTCTTTAATCCGATGGTTCCACAGATGGGTAAAGACGCAAGAGGATACAATAATGGTCCATCTAGAAAAGACTACGAAACATATAAGTGGTTATTTGGGGCTTGATAGTATTTATATTATCGAAGTATTAAGTAAAATTATATCATGGCAGAACAGAATTTAACAGTTTGGCAACGATTATCCAAAACTTTCGGACCTAATTCACTTTTAGGTCAAGATTATCCAACGTTTAAGTTGGATAAAAAAGAAATATTACGCACAAAAAGTAGGGAAGAATACGAAAAGGAAAAACTTCAAGCACAACAAACTTATTATTTGGGAAACCAGTGGACTAAGGTTGAAAACAATCTTTATTCACAAGCGATTTATTATGAGCCATCAAGATTGTCTGCTCAGTATGATTATGAATCGATGGAATATACTCCTGAGATTTCAGCTGCTTTAGACATTTATTCAGAAGAATCCACGACAACTAATGAAGATGGATTCATACTTCAAATCTATTCTGAGTCTAAAAGAATAAAATCAGTTCTTGCGGATTTATTTAATAATGCTTTGGATATCAATACCAACTTACCTATGTGGACAAGAAACACTTGTAAGTATGGTGATAACTTTGTCTATTTGAAATTGGACCCTGAAAAAGGTATTGTTGGATGTCAGCAATTACCCACAATCGAAATTGAAAGACATGAAGTTGGTGCGAGCCAAAAGATTTCAGTTTCAATAGAAAAGACTGAACCAAACAAGGCTCTTACATTTACATGGAAGAACAAAAACATGGAATTCCAAACATGGGAAATTGCTCACTTCAGATTATTAGGTGACGATAGAAAACTTCCATACGGAACTTCAATGTTGGAAAAAGCAAGAAGAATTTGGAAACAATTATTGTTATCTGAGGATGCAATGTTGATATATAGAACATCAAGAGCACCTGAAAGAAGAGTGTTCAAAGTGTTCGTAGGAAATATGAATGATGATGATGTCGAAGCATACGTTCAGCGTGTTGCCAATAAGTTCAAAAGAGAACAAATTGTTGATAGTAAGACAGGTAACGTTGACATGAGATTTAACCAAATGGCGGTTGACCAAGACTATTTTGTTCCTGTTCGTGACCCTGCAGCACCGAACCCAATCGATACATTAGCGGGTGCTACAAACTTATCAGAGATTGCCGATATTGAATATATTCAAAAGAAATTATTGACGGCTCTTCGTGTTCCTAAGGCATTCTTAGGATTTGAAGAAGTTGTTGGTGATGGTAAAAATTTATCATTACAAGATATTAGATTTGCTAGAACGATTAACCGTATCCAAAAGAGTATGTTAGCAGAACTGAATAAGATTGCAATTATTCATCTTTTCTTATTAGGTTTTGAAGACGAATTATCTAACTTTACATTAGGTTTAACAAACCCATCAACTCAAGCTGACTTGTTGAAGATTGATGTTTGGAAAGAGAAAGTTTTATTATATAAAGATTTAGTTGCCGACCCAGGGAATGGTATTCAAGCATCATCATCAACATGGGCGAAGAAACATATATTTGGTTGGTCTGATGAAGAAGTTAAACTTGATTTACAACAACAAAGAATTGAAAGAGCCGTTGGTGAAGAACTCAAAGCAACTGCAACAGTTATTACTAAAACAGGTTTCTTCGACAATATTGATAAGCTTTACGGCACAACAACAGGAACAACTCAAACACAAGGTGCTGAAACAGAAACTGAGAGTCCATTACCTTCATTCGGAGGTGGGGGTGAAATTCCTGCATTACCTGAACCAGCAGGTGCTGAACCAGCGGGAGGAGAAACTCCTCCACCACCAGAAACAGGAGGAGAAGCATCCGTAACACCAGAATCTAAAAAGAAAGATTTCAATATTTTAGTTGAAAATAACATGATTGAAGGGGATGAATTCCTTGATTTGGGAAAAGCTAGAGAATCTTTGGGAGAAATTTCAAAAGAATTGGATAAGTTACTAAATTCATAATATTTATATTCAAATACAAGAAAATGACTTTCGGACAAGTAAAATCCATTATTGAAAAAAATCTTATAGAATCTTATAGGAATGAAAAAGAATTCAAAAAATCTTTAAGAGAATTTAAAGAAAATGTTCTTAATAGCAAATCTTTGTCCAAGGTTTATAACCTGTATGACCAATTATCAAGTTCTCAAGGTTTAAGTAGTTCTGATGCCAATGAATTTTTGAATGAAGGAATTGGATTAATTCAAAAGTTATTACCAAATATTAAAATGCCAAAAAGTGTGTCTGAAATTAATGAAAATTTATATTCGGATATTGACACTTTAGTTTATATTAACAAACTTAATATTCACGAAAGATTACAATCAAGAAAGAATCTAATTAAAGTTTTGATGTCTGAAAACAAAATTGTAAAAGAATCTATACAAATTCCTATAAGCACTATGGTTAGAATTGCAAACCAAACATTAGAGAATTATGTTGATACTATGGATGAGCAGTCAAAAAAGACATTTATTGAAATCTTGAAATCTGATGGAGATAGCCTTAAGGAAGATTTCTCAGTTCTTAAAGAGAAAACTATAGAAAAATTAAACTCAATTCTTGGTGAGCAAAAAGAAAGTGATGTTATTGAAAAAATATCAGAAACAATTGACAAGTTGAAAGCAGAGGAGTTTAATCAAATTAACTATTTCAAATTAGTTAATTTGGAAAAAAACTTATAATCCGTTAAGTTTCCTTTGTTTGTAAATTGCTTTTAATTTCTGAGCTCTTTTCTCAACAGATTGTTTAGTAAATTCTTTTCTACCCATTAATTGTTGATTCTGCTTAGTTTTAATTACTTTAGATTTTAAAGTCTTTAAAGCCTTTTCAATATTTTCATTATTTTTTATTTCGATTATTAACATATTGAAAATAAATATTATTTATTTTTATAATTTTTGACATTGAGTTTTATTAGTGTTATTTTTATTAAAATAAACATTCATAATATGAAACTTAATGAAAAAAGGGAAAAGTGTAAAGTTGAATCTGTATAGTCCAATTAAATCTATGTATGGGACAGTCGATTCGAAAAATTTAAAATCAATTTACATTAACATTCAATCTTGGGTTTGCCCTAAAAAAGAACACGATAATTGGAATAGAGTGGTCTGTAATCTTAATCGTGAAATAAAACATTCCGTGTTTAATTCAATATCACAAACAGTCTTTATGGACCGAAGTATTGTTGACTTAGATTTAAGAACAAGTGGAATTTCGACAGGAAAAAAATCATTTTTTAATTTAGAAGTAAACCTTTACACTAATGAAGAGTTGGACTTCAAATCTCAAGAATTAAAAGATTCTGTTAAAAGAATCGTAAAAAATATCTTCACAAATAATCTTTCAAACAATAACTATTTTGATTTTTACAAAACCAAAAAGTAAAATAACTATTAAACTTACTCAATCAGTATATTTATTTCTAAAAGAGTTATGAAGAAATTAAGAATTCTTGAGGCTAATGAATCAGGTCATGGAATACTAATTGAGATGGATGCTGGTTATGTTTCACCTCGCGATGAAATTAACCCATCGTTCCTTAAAGAATCAGTTAAATTAGACTACAAAAACCCTTTTGAGTTTTATGCGGTTTTACAGAAATATGATACCCCAAATAGGAACGGTAGATTCTACCCTGAGAGAATCCTTAAAAGAGAGGCTGAGAGATATAAAAAGATGATTGCTAAGGGATTGTCAACTTCAGAGTTAAACCACCCAGAATCGTCTCTAATTGACTTAGATAGGGTATCTCATATCATCACGGATGTATGGTGGGATAAAAATATTTTGATGGGTAAACTGAAGTTATTAACATCACCAGGATTTCATGAGAGAGGCATTGTTTCAACTAAGGGAGACCAAGCGGCGAATTTAATGAGACAAGGCGTTACAATGGGAGTTTCATCAAGAGGTGTTGGTTCCTTGAAAAAGGTTGGGGAAAGAAATGAAGTTCAAGATGATTTTGAATTAATCTGTTTTGACTTAGTATCTTCACCATCTACACCAGGGGCTTATCTTTTTTCAGATGTTAATGAGAGGGGTAATTATGAAGAAAATCTTGAAGAAGAAAAGAAAATCCAACAACCTGAAAAGAATTTAGACAAGTCTATTGATTTGATGAAAAAACTTACCGATTTTTTAGGAAAATAAAAAAATATAAATTATGGACGAAAAGTATTTTGTTGCTAAAATTACCTATGACCTTCCTGATGAAAACTCTGGAAAAATTAAAAAAATTAGAGAAGAGAAATTAGTTAAAGGTTTTTCAGTAACTGATGTTGAGGCAAAAGTTACAAAAAAATATGAAGGGTTTTCTCACGATTGGAGAATAACCTCAGTTTCAGAGAGTAAAATCGATGAAGTAATTGATTAAAAATTTAAAGTGGTCCTAACGACCACTTTTTTTATTTTATGGAACTATTTATAATGAAATAATTAAAAAATGATTTTCATTATAACTTTCAAAGACCAAAGTTCGACTTTATTAAGTGCGACTACATGGTCAGACGCAGCTGCCTATTCAGAGGGGACAGGTAAAGAAATTACAACTATTAGTCAACTCTCATTCTCACCGACTTTGATTATAAATTCTCCTCTATCCAACAATTTTTATCAATTAATACTTGAAAACAATACAACTGG